TAATTGGATTTTATTTTTGGGGGTAGTATGAAAAAATTTAGCACAGTAATAGAGATTACAATGCCTGATGAAAAGGTAAAAGAAATTGAAAGTTGGGGGGAAGATATATCACATATAAGTTATATCAATTCTGTTATTGCAGACCATGTTAAAGATCGTGGGCTACAAATTAAAGTAGAAACCATTGAAGTTGTTACGCCTGTTTTTATACGGCTAACAGAAACACAAACACACTTAGCTAATCAAGACGCACTTGAAGATTTAGAAGAAGAAATTTTATCAGGTAAGGCGTGTGTTAACGGAAACTGTGAGGATTAATATGGACGAAATATTATTTGATTATCCATCAGACTTATTGGACGCCTATTGTTACGATCAGTTTGGACATACTAATTGGGAGCAAATTTCTGATCCTGATGGTAATATCGTTATTAAATTTAATCGAAAGAAAGAGAGTATAAAGTGAGTAAACCATTACATGAAATGAATCAAGCAGAACTGAGAGAATATTGGGGCAACAAGTCCTCTAATTTTTTAGTTGGTAAAACAGTTAGACGAGTACGATACTTAACAGAATCAGAACGAGAAGATTTAGGTTGGTTTCGTAGTCCTCTTGTGATCGAGTTTGAAGATGGACATTGGCTCGTGCCTATGAATGATGATGAGGGTAACGATGGTGGATCACTGTGGACTTCGAGTGGATCAGACCTGAGTATCATACCAACACTATGACACCTGAAGCAAAAGTAAAAAAGAAAGTCAAACAAATCTTAGATAGTTTCGGGTGCTATCACTTCTACGCATTTACAGGGGGCTATGGTAGATCAGGGGTTCCTGATATAATTGCTTGTTACAAGGGACGATTCATAGCCGTTGAATGTAAAGCGGGAAAGGGTAAAACCACTGCACTTCAAGACCTCAATATCACACAAATACGAGAAAATCAAGGATTGGCATTAGTAGTGAATGAGGGTAATATATCAGAACTGGTTGAACTTTTAGAGGGATTGAGTGATGGATTTTATGGAGAAGTGGGTGCATGAGAAGATGGCTAACGCCGATTCAACATGGGTAGTTGTAGAAAGAAAGAATGAATGGGTTAAAGTTAGAATGCCCGTTAGACCGAGAAAGGTAGCTAATGGCAGAAACTAAAAAAATAAAAACAAAAGCACAAAGAATGGCTCAGTTCAGAAGGGAAGCCACCAAAAGAACGCAAGAATATATGGCTAAACAAGAAGAACATGATGCAGTAAATAAACCATCACACTACACTCAAGGCAAGGTCGAGTGTATCGACGCAATAGAATCAGCGACAATGGGATTAGTTGGTATCGTAGCAGTATGCGTAGCTAATGTAATCAAATATGTTTGGCGATTCGCATTAAAGAATGGTATCGAAGATCTTGATAAAGCTGATTACTATCTACAAAAACTAAGGAAAAAAGTCAGAGACAATCAATGATTGATTTTACACACGCAATTTATGATGATGACGGAAATGTTTTAAGAAAACTTCGTTTATCTAAAAAGGAATTTGATTGGTATAAATCCGAGAAACCTTATTTAATTATAAGAAAATTGGAAACCACCAAACAAAAAAATAATAACCAACAAGAATTATTTAATCAGATAGGAGAGTGTTTATTTTGAGAAGAATATCAAAATGGCAGTGGAAACAGAACCAAGAAACTGAACATAGAAGTAGAAGACTAACATTTGAGGAAAAGATTGCACGAGTTGAAGAAGTGCTAGAACGATTCCCAAACGCTACTCGACAAAAAATTACTGAGTGGACAGGATATCAAACTGCTTTACTAGATAAGATGTATGAAGTGGGAGTTAAAGTTCCTCAGAAGAAAAAAGCAAATAGTGGCACAACAAGTTGGATGAAAAATTTAGGAATACTTAGTTATAAAAAATATGACAGATGAAATAGATATGGCTAATGAACAGGTGCAGAAAGCACTGGACATGACCATGAGAACAATTAATACCGAAGTCAAAGAGAACGACACCGGGCATTGTCTATGGTGTGGTGAAACTATTAAACAAAAAGATAAACGCCGATGGTGTAGTGTGGAGTGCCGAGATGAACACGAAAGGCATAGTTAGTCCGTGTACAAGTATATGTCGGTACGAAGAGATTAATGGGGAGCCACGATGTATTAGTTGCTTTCGCACTTATGAAGATTTATCTAACTGGATGTACTTAACCAATGAAGAACGAAAAGAAAGAATTAGACAAATTAGAAAGGATAGGAGAGAGTATGAACGTCAACAAAAAGACACTAGAGATATGGAAAAGAAATCTTAAACAAGGGTATCGTTTCTTTCAACCTCACAATGCGGTACAATTAACACCTAGAACCTTAAGAGAAGCCGATGTCCAAAAAAATATCATTCGATTATTACAACGAACAAAGACTGTGTAATCAGTGTGGCGAACCTGCAAAATTTTTTGACGGCACTAATAATTATTGGTGGTGTGGCATGACCTTTTACGCACATGGATATTGTAAAAAACAGAAAGAAAAAACTGAATGAATTTAATCACCCTAGACTTTGAAACATTTTATGATGTTGGATTTAGTCTATCTAACTTAACCACCGAAGAATATATCCGAGATGAACGATTCCAAATAATTGGGGTCGGCATTAAAATCAATGATGGCTCGACCAAGTGGTACTCAGGATCACGCGAAGAAATCTGCAAAGTTTTAAAAGGTATTGACTGGGATCAATCAGTTTTACTGTGTCATAATACTTTGTTTGACGGGGCTATTCTGAGTATGGTATTTAACATTCACCCCGCAATTTACTTTGATACACTGAGCATGGCCCGAGCCGTGAACGGAGTTGATGTTGGTGGATCACTGGCATTCTTAGCAAAGTATTATGAACTCGGTGAAAAGGGTCACGAAGTTATTGACGCTAAGGGCAAACGACTAGAAGACTTCCAAGACCATGAACTCCATCGATATGGTATGTACTGTAAGAACGATGTTGAGTTGACTTATAACCTATATAACATTCTATCTAAAAACTTCCCACAAAAAGAACTTGAGTTGATTGATCTCACCATCAGAATGTATACTCAGCCCTTACTTGAAGTGGACGACGGGTTATTACAAGTCCGACTAGAAGAAATAAGAACTGAAAAACAAGAGTTACTTAGTGGACTGATGACTCGCCTTGAGTGCGAAGATGAAGAATGTGTGCGAAAAAAATTAGCAAGTAACAAACAGTTTGCTGAGTTACTCGAAGAACTTGGTGTGACTGTGCCAATGAAAATAAGTCCGACAACAGGGAAAGATACTTATGCCCTCGCAAAAGGCGACACGGGCTTTCTCGAACTGTGTGAACACGAAGATCCATTTATCCAAGAACTTTGTCGGGTTCGGTTAGGTACTAAGTCTACGATAGAAGAGTCTCGTATTGAAAGGTTCTTAGCGATTGGGGCTAGGAATAAAGGGAAGCTACCTATTCCACTTAAATATTACGGAGCTCACACAGGGCGATGGGCGGGATCAGACAAGGTTAACTTTCAAAACTTACCCTCGAGAGACGTAAAGAAAAAAGCATTGAAGAACGGGGTTATTGCTCCGATGGGTTCCAAAGTTATTAACTGTGATTCATCTCAGATCGAAGCCCGGGTACTTGTGTGGTTAGCGGGTCAGAACGATGTCATGCAGTGGTACAAAGAGGGGCGTGATGTTTATTCTGAGTTTGCTTCTAAAGTCTATAACAAACCTGTGGCTGATATTACTAAACAAGAACGAGCAGTGGGCAAGACTTGTATTCTCGGATTAGGTTATGGTACAGGGGCGACTAAACTTCAGCTAACTTTAAAACTAATGGCGGGAGTTGATATTGATGAAGAAGAAAGTAAACGACTCGTCGGAGTGTATCGAGAAATAAACGACAAGGTGATTGAGTTATGGCGAGACTGTGAGAATGCACTGCATGATATAGCGTCATGGCCCGAGATCAAACAACCCTACTACATTGGGCACCATCAATGTTTATTAGTCACACCCGATGGAATTAAATTACCAAACGGACTCTATATTAAATACCCAAAACTAAGACTAGACGCTAGTGAAAGTCGAACTAAGTTTATGTATAAGAGTAGACGGGGTGAGATAAGTATATGGGGTGGATCAGTCGTAGAGAATGTGGTTCAAGCCCTTGCTCGTATCATTGTGGGTGAGCAAATGTTAGAAGTAAATAAAAAGTATCGTCCAGTATTAACTGTTCACGATGCTGTGGTTTGTGTGGTTCCAGAACAGGAAGTGGAATCTGCACAAGAATATATAATGAATGTCATGTCGACTCCACCTAATTGGGCAACAGGGTTACCTGTTACTTGTGAAGCCGACTATGGTGATAGTTATGGCGACTGTTAAAAGACGAGGACAATTTAGACAACACGAACCCTATGCCACGAGAGATATAAATTGGTATATGGACTGGAAGATAGACGGGTATATACAATACCTAGATGAGATTGATCCTGTTGGAATTTATACGCTTGAGTATGATACAGACATACCTACAAAAGGAGAACTATTAAATGGTATAGATCAGAACCATATTCAAATAAGCAATACACGACCTAAAGCGGTGGATAAAGAAGAAGAAAAAGATAATAAAGAATGGTTCTATCAGGGTGATATAATTTTAGACGATGGAGAAGAACCATTAGAAGAAGTAAAAGAAACTATTAAGTCAGGTAGTGTAATTGAACAACTTGTCCTTAATGCGAAATTAAATAAAGAAAAGAAACAAGAGTTAAGGGCTAAGCGTAGACAAGAAGAAAAAGAAGCTAGAGAAAGAAGACTGGAACGCGAAAAAGCAAACGAGGAAAGAGAAAATCTTAAGCAAGAAAAAGAAAATCATAAACACGAGAAAGAAAAAATTCGAAGAACAGATAGAGCGTATGTTGATAGATACTTTCAAAACTTTGGCAGAGAAGGACTTTATGTTTTGTATCACGATGCAGTCGGTAAAATTGCGGATCTTAAATTAATAGTTGATGCTTCTGATGTAGAAATTCAAGCAGACATAGATCTTTTAAAAGCATATAAATATAGGATAAAATATGTTAGTAAATTAATTGAACAAGAACATCAAAAACTAAATAAGGAATAGTTATTTATGAGCGATGGAGGAAAAGGTAGTCAACAAAGACCAACAGACAGAAAGAAGTTTGAAGAAAACTTTGAACGTATTTTTGGTAAACCAAAAGAAAAGGAAAAGAAATGAGATTTGATGATAATTATTTTAATAGAAACGGAACTAAGAAAAAATGGCAAAAGTAAAACAGTCAATCAGTGGTATTAAGTCACATCAACCTGTTCATAAAAGAACATCACAAGGCGGTCGTCGAGTGAAGATGCAAACTATGAATAAAAATAAGAAAGCTTCTTTCAAAAAATATCGTGGTCAAGGACGATAATGGCTGAATATACATGGTCGTTCTCAAGTCTTAAAGAGTTTCAACAATGCCCTCGTAAGTATTATGAATGCCGAGTCGCAAAGAATTATACGTTCAAGGAAACAGAAGCTACCATATATGGTAAAGAAGTTCACCTTGCCCTCGAAGAATATGTACGAGATAATAAACCTTTAGCAAAGAACTACGAAAGATTCAAAGATCAAGTCGACGCATTGATTGCAATTCCAGGTGAGAAACTTTGCGAATATGAAATGGGTTTAACCCGAGATAAAAAAGCGTGTGACTTTGATGATCCGAATAGATGGGTTCGAGGTATTGCAGACTTAATTATTATTGATAATGACTATGCCTTTATCATTGATTACAAAACAGGGAGCAATAAATATCCCGATACAAAACAGTTACGCTTGATGGCACTCATGGTTTTTGAACATTTTCCTCAAGTCAATAAAGTTAAAGCAGGTTTATTGTTTGTGATGCACGGAACATTTATTACCGACGAATACAAACGAGAAGATAAAGATTTATCGTGGGCCATCTTCGAGAAAGCCCTAGCCCGACTGGATAATTCTTATGATGCAAATATGTGGTTACCTAGTCCTACTCCGTTATGCCGATGGTGTCCAGTTAAAAGTTGTGAGTTTAATCAGTAATGGAAAAACGACCTTGCCCTACATGTAATCAGAAGTTTGATTATACTAAAGTGGGCAAAACTTATTGTTCTCATAGATGTAAAAAGACGGCATATAGACAAAGAGTTTATGAGAAGAATGAAGGTAATTGGGAATGGTTTTTCAAAGGCATACTAAATAGTCGAGAGGATAGAAAAGACCTTAGTCCTGAAATATTAATAGATATATTAAAGAAACAAAATTATAAGTGTGCTCTCTCAGGAGTTAAGATGACTTGTTATAGAAAGTATCATGACTCAGATCTTAGTTCGACTTGGACTAATGCCAGTATAGATAGAATTAAAGCTGGGGAAGAGTATAATAGTAAGAATGTTCAGTTAGTATGTAGAGCAGTAAATTCTTTTAGAGGAACGCTCCCAGTTAGTGAATATTTACAGTGGTGTAAAAAAGTAGTAGCCCACAATAAAGTAAAATAATAGTTGAATATAGTAATAAGTTAAAGTAAAATAATAGTTTAAGGAAAGAGATAATGGAAATAGTTGATAACACCGCAGTTAAATTATTAGTGCCTGATTACATGGTTTCTCATATTCAAAACAATATTGAGAAGTCAGAGATAATTAATAATAAAGGAAGTTTAGTTGAAGTCTTAGTCTACTGGGGTCTCACTGAGATGACCCGTCTTAATCAATTAATAAGTTTTAAGAATCCTCTACCTAGTCCTATGAGCCGTGACTATGATTGGCCCGGGACATTCAAACCATTTGAACACCAACGAGTAACAGCAGAATTTTTATCTATCAATCGTAGAGCGTTTTGTTTTAACGAAGCGGGTACAGGTAAAACTTCGTCTGCTTTATGGGCGGCTGATTACTTAATGAAACAAGGAGAGATTAAAAGAGTTTTAGTTATATGT